GAGCCCTGCTGGATCAGCACCATCAACGGACGCTGCCCGGAGGCAAGCCCGACCACGACGTCGTTGAGCTGATAGGTAAGGTTGGTGAGCTGCGCGGCCGTCAGCCGCGACTGGCCGCCGAGGGCGCCGAGAGCCTGCGCGCTTGCCTCGAACCGCTGCCGCGCCAACGCATGCGCCGCAGCCTGCTCCGTGGCGGTGATGGCACCCGCCTTGAAGAGCGCGTCAGCCTCGGCGATCTCCGCATTGAGCCGTTTCTGCGCGGCGCCGAGCGGGTCGATCTGCGCGCGCAGCGCCTCGCTGCGCCGTTCGAGGTCTTCCGAGGCCCTTGCGGCTTCCTCGAAGACCGCCGCCGACTCGCGCGCCGACGTCTGCGGCGCAATGCCGACGCCGAGGACCTGGTTGAAGGCCCGCTGCGCCTCGTCGGCGGCCGCGGCCTGTCTTGCCGCCTGCGCAAGGCGCTGCAGACGCTGCGTCTCGCGGTCCGCGGCGGCGCCAGCCGCGTCCATCGCCGAGGCGATGCCGCGGAAGGCCGCACTGCCGCTCGTTGCGACCTCGTCGAAGGCACGCTTGACCTCCGCCTTGCCCTCGACGTTGAGGCGGATCGAGACCTGCGTCGTCGCCATGAGGTGTCAGCCTTGCTCGGGACGGGCACATCCGGCGCGCGAAGGCCCGCTTACCTGCGCGCCTTGGCGGCGTCCTTGCCACAATTTCGCCACGAGAAAATTGCGTGCATACGAATGATGTGCGGCATAGGACAAAATGCCGTGCATCGCCCTTAAATCCATCACCCATGAACGAAGACGAGACGATGCGCACATTCGCAGCGATTGCCGCGATCATTGCGGTCTTTGCAGCAACCGCTCAGCCGACGCTTGCCCAGAGCGGCGCAAACCCGGATCAGCTCGTGATCAAGCAAAAAAGCAGTCGTTCCCAGGAGGCTCCGATCGAGGACAAGGCCAAAAAGGCCAAATCCAAACAAAAAGTGCCCGACAAGTGTGGTCCCACCATGCCGGGCAAGCCTTCCACCTCAACCTGCTGAACGCGGGGCGAATAGATCCTCAACACTCCGTCGTGCGGGCAAAGGCCCGCACGACGATCGGTTCGATCTCCGGCAGCGCCTCGACGAGCAACGGATTGAGCGCGCCCATGGCGGAGGCCAGCATGAGCACCGCGCCGAAGTCGAACCCATAGACGCTGCCCGCGGCGATGCAGACCTCGCCGGCCAAGCATCGGGTCGCGAAGCGATGGGCAAAATCAAGACATGGATGGTAACAGGTAATTTCCGGTGGTCTGTTCGTTACGAACGGGTCAGAACCGAAGACCGGCCGTGATCCTGCCGCGAATTGTCTGTTGTCCGCTGCGACCGATGTCGTCGTAGGAAACACTCGCCCGCATCGACAACCCCGCCTGCGATAGCAGGGCCAAGCCGCCCCCGATCTGCGCGCCCCAGCGCTCCGGTGCGATCACGGTCGTCCCGAGCTGCGCGATGCCGCCGCGCACGAAATCATATTCTCCCCGTACGAAGATGAAGGGCTCAAGCTTAAGTCCCAGTGAAGACAGGTCGGCGCGGTATCGAACTTCAGGGCCGAACGTGACGCGTCCAAATTCGGTGACGCATGCCGGGACGTTGTTGCCAAGACTGGTGATATAGAACGGTTGCTGTTCATGCGCGTAAAGGATCCCGACGCGCGGCGCGACCCGCCATCGCTGCCGGTCGTAGTAACCGGTCAGATTGGCCGAAAAGAAATAACGATCAGCTTCAAAGCGGCCGGTTTCCGCGGTACCGCCGGCATTGCTCAGCAGCGTGTATGATGCACGGGTCCACCCTGCCCATCCATCGAAGACGAGGGCGGGGCCGAGCTTGACGCCGAAATAGGGACCGACCGTATGTCCGCTTCCCTTGAAGCTGCCGCTGTTGAACGACGTGTCGAGGTCGTACTTTTCTTGCCCGGCAGCGATCCCAACGAGCCAATAGTCGGTCGCCCTGTAATCGATGCCTGCAAGTCCGGTATAGAGATGACCACGAAAACCGGAGCCGCCCTGTTCCACGTCCAATGCAAAGACGCTACCCGAAACCCAAACGTTCCAAACTCGTCGAGCCTCGGCACGTGGTGCAGGCACGGGGGCCAATGCAGCGCTCGCGCTTTGCATTGCCGGAGACCAAAGTCGCGTCTCGTTGTCGCCCTCTGCGGCCATCGCGCGGGGTACCGTTGCGAGGAGGGACGACATGCGTTGGAAATCCTCAAGTCCCACGCGAAAGCGCAATGCCTCGCTCGTTCCCCCAAACACGCCGCCGCCGGTGCCTCGCAGACGGTCGTTGACGGCATCGGAGATCGTCTGGCTGTTTTCGGGCACGACATGGTTGAGCACGAACAAGGTCGCAAGGCGGCTTACGGACAAGAACTCGTCGGAGCCATGATCTGCCAAGATTAATGTAAGCTGCAGCGTCGAGTCCTTCTGGATATTGTAGTCCGCGAGCGTCCTGCCGTCCTGAAGTTGGATGCCGGCGAAGCTCAACCGCTGTTGCGCGACCGGGATTCCTTCGAGATTCTGGATTTGCTGTTTCACGCTCGCAATCGTATTGCTCGGCTCAACCTCGAGGGTGATCGTACCCCCAGTAGGTGTTTTGACGAAAATCTGCATCGCATGGGTCGGGGCGATGCCGCCAAAGAGCGTCAAGGTGAATAGGAGCGCATGGAGCGCGTACCGCCTGCCAAGCAAAGGACGCCCGAATCGCCGCCCGTGCAATGACATCGCCGTTGCACTCGAATAAATTCAAATCCGAAATGATAGCGGATGTCCCCAAACCGCAAAATGGCGTCGCATCAACGGAAACATCACTGTGGATTGCGGATGCGCGTCAGCGCAGGGAGCGGCAGAGAAGGTGATCTCTCAAGCCGGCGAGAATCCAGCGACGATCATCGTCATCATTATCATCGTACTCAGGTGAGGATCCATCGATGATGGCAGTCTCAATCAACATCATAATCACCATCGTCATGGTCACGAAGTCATAGCCAATGGTGAACCGCCAAGCAGCGACTAGGGAGCCTCCACGGAACGCGCGTACGCCCGCACGATGATCGATTCAATCTCCGGCAGCGCCTCGACGAGCAGCGGATTGAGCGCGCCCATGGCGGAGGCGAGCATGAGCACCGCGCCGAAGTCGAGCGCGTAGACGCCGCCCGAAGCGGCGCGGACCTGGCCGGCGGCGCGCCGGATCACCTCCCAGGCCGCAATCCCGTCGGGCGTGCGCGGCGCGTTGAGGACGTAAGGACATTCGGAGCAGGTCTCGCTGCAGGCGGCGCAGTAGCCGTCGCCCCCGCCGAAGTGCCATTCGGCGAGGGCGATCAGGCGTTTTTTTCTTCGGCCTGCAGCAGGACCGGCGCGACATAGAGCCGGTCGATCGCGTCGAACACCGGCCAGCATTCGAGCGCGGCATCGATCGCCTCGGGCGTGGGGTCGACCGGGTTTCCGTCCTTGTCCCCGATGCCTTCCCACTCGACGATGCCGGAGCGCGCAAGCGCGCGCGTGAAGGCAAAGCCCGCTCGCGTTTGCGCATCCTCGCCGCCGGCGCGCAACACCTCGGCGGCGGCCGCGCGCGCGGCAAGGATCGCAGCGACCGTTGCCGGTCTTAACCTGATGCGCACGCCCGGCGCCACGTCGAGCCAGAACGGGTCGCGATCGGAAGAAAGCCTGATCATCCCTGCCTCAATAGGTCGCAACGTCGTTGACGAGCACGGCGGTCATGGTCCTGTTGAGCGAGGGGTCCTTGGCCGCCTGGAAGGCGAAGGTCGCCTGAATGCCGCCGGGGCCGGAGACCGAAAGCTTCGGCCGCGGCAGGTAGACCTCGTGCAGCGTGAAGAGGAGCGACCGGTCCGCGTCGATCTCCCAGCCGAAGGAGAGCTCGCAGGCCGTGCCGTCGACCGCCTGGTCGAGCAATGTCGTGTCGGCAAAGCGCACCACGACGTTGCCGCTCGCCGCGACCATCGCCGGTTCGGCATCCTCGATCCGGCCGTCCGGACGGATCACCTCGACCTTGTCGAGATTGTTGGAATAGGTGAGCTCCGCCGAGACGATGTTGCCGAGCGCAACACCGTTGCGCTTGATCTCGCCGATCCCCTGCGAGAAGCGCTCGATCGCGGCCTCCGACGGCGTGCCCGCGCCGGACGAGGCGGATCGCGTTTCGCCCTGCGCGACCAGACCAATGGTCGCATTGAGCAGCCCCGATCGCTGCATCTGGATGGTCATGGTGTTGGCGCGCACGCCGAAGTTCATGCCGTAGCTCGGCACGTCGGGAAACCCGATCTCGATCGCCATCGAGGGCAGGGCGAGCGCGCCCGAGACGAAGGTGTGCGTATAGGGCCCCGACCCGGTCGTCGTGGGCGCGCCG